CGAACTTGAGTAACATACAGATTAGGTCATTGCCTTATTTCTCAAAATTATGCGTGCTTGCCACCAAGGCGTTTATTTACAACGAATTTATCGTTCAATTAGACGAAGGTGAAATCAAAGGCGGTCACGTTTTGGGTGTGTTCAGGAATATTGTTGAGAGTTATTCAGAAGCACTTACAGAGTACAATGAGTTCTTAACAACTACTTGGGCTACTGTTGCTTTCATGAACGACACACGTTCCTACACTGACTATATTCGTATGCAAACTGGCGGTCGTCGCTAATAACCCTTATTACAAAAGAAAGAGTTTATCATGAGTTTTATTAAACAAGCTTTGGAAGAATGCAATAGCTGCAGCACTAACCAAGTGAATCAAATAGATGGTTGGAAGGGCGCACCTGACCCTAAAGCTGTTGTCAATACAGGAGCTACCTTTGATGACGGAGATGGCGTTAAAGACACTGTTGTTATCTCTGGACCCCTGTCTCACGCTTACACCCAAGCTCTCCTCTTGACTCTGAAGAAAGAACCTCTTCAGAACAATAAAAAAGAACCAGTAGATGAAGTGAAAGAAGAAAAAGTTGAAGAAACTGATCCTCTTTTGAAAAAGAAGAATGACGATCAGATTGGTATTGCTACCGAAACCATTCAACAAGATGAAGATACCGAATTCTTCATGGCCGCTGAAATGCGAAAGAATGAACCTGATGTAAGTTATCTGGCTAATAAGTTTGATTTTGTTCACCAAGATCAATTACCTATTAATGTTGTTTGTAAAACAACTCTTATCAGCATGACTGATTTCATGAAAATCGATAAATTCATGGAGTTTACCGAAAACCGAGGTGATGGTTCTGTACAGCATGCTGTTGTGGTTCTACCTGATTCGCTGAATCGTACTTCTACCAACACTTCTCAGCTTAAGTTTATTGATGTGGTTTCTGTTGATATTGAAGGTGATAACCTGATTAAAGAATTCAAGACAGCTGTTGAAGCTCACGTTGAACCAGCTGGTTATAAAGTCTTTATGGGTTTTGAAGATTACTTCAAGTTTCTGCGTACCTTGAGTAAAGATTTGACTGTTTAAACCATGTCTGATGGTCAACTCAAGAAGTTCTTCGATACAACGTTTCCCAATCTAATAGCAACTGAAGCTCTTGTCCAGCGTCTAACTGAATTCCAAATTAAGTTTATCACTAAAAACCAAGACCATATGGAGTTCTTTGGTGGTAATTTAACTGGTGTTCAGATTGTAAGGTTTACTCCTTCTGACATGGATAAGTTCTTTATGGATGTTTTAGAGATTGATGAAGACGAAATACGCGATGGGCTTTACGCTTTACCAATTATCTCACGGGAACATAAGGTAGCAAGTGATGCTTTCAATAACACGTGCATGTATGTCATCCATTTGTTCTTGGCAGATAACAAGTTACCAGAAAAGGTAAGGGCTCAAGGTGCTAAGGCATGCGCTCTTATCTTGTTGTATCGTTACCTTACCTCACAGTTGTTTAATGGTTTTAAGTATCCAGCTGACCCACAGGTTGCTGTCGCTACTTACTCCAGTCTTAACAATAAATTTATTCTGAAGCAACTTGGTTCTTGGAATGCTGTTCTTGAAGCAAGGGTAACAGATCTGATTGAGCCAGGTAAGCTACACCACGAGGTACTTAAACAATACTTTGTTGATAAGAAGATACTTTATGCTATCACAGATTCACAAGGTCGTATTCGTGATATCTTTAAAAACATCTATTCTAAATTCATGTTTGTTCATGAACAAGGTATGCGAACTAAGAGTACGTCTAGTACTTTTAACTTTGAGGGTGATGAGTTCTTAAAGGATAAAACAAAAGGTTTAGTTGTCTATATCAACTACATTAACTCTATCATTGAGGATAAGAACAGTTTTATCAAAGACGAACTTATCAGAGTTGTTACTGACATCATTCATACGGCTCCACCAAAATTAGTAGAAGAGTCTTTATCTTGGATGAGTGAGAATGCAAAGTTCACTAATCAGAGGGAAATTAAAGAATTCACTGATCTTACTTTGGTACATAGCTTCCATTACCTCGAGAACAACCGTACAGTCGCCTCAAAAACCATTGACCTACTTACCCTAGTCAATAAGCTTAAAGGGGTTTATATGTCTTCTCGTTCAACCGAGGAAGATCTTTTGAAACTTCGTCAATTGGGAGAGAAGATTCTGAAGAAAGCTATCAATACAAAGAACTCTAGTATTGTGGCTAGTATACGAACTGCTATCATGCTGTATATCGTGATTCGTGCTTTTGCAATGGAACACTATAGCAATTAAAAAAAGAAACATATTAACCAAGAGATACCCTTACAGGTATCTCTTGGTTGTATGCCTGTTTTCTTTATTTTTAAGGCTTGACAACAACTTCAGCCTTAATACATTGTGCTCTTGAGCTCTGTAGTTGTGCACTTGCTTCTTCACACTTGGCTCGTGTAGTGAATTGAAAAGGAAAAACTGTAACTGTTGCTTGTGTCATAACCAAAAACCATAATGTAACTGTATTCATTTGAGTATTTCTTTCTTTGTTTGCTTTGCTGTTGACAACCAATTATGCCAACGTTATTTTTATTAAAAACTTTTTGTTTTAATATCGTGATTATTATATATCACTGAAAACTTCTACAATATAGTTTAATACAAGGCATATACCCACACCAAGACCAAAGTCCTGATGTGGGTATATTTATTAACCTAAGGTATTAACCTTCGGTAGGTGCAGCAGTGGTTTGGTCTGTACCATCACCAACTGGCTGATCAACTGGAGATTCAGTGGTTGGTTGGTCATCAGGAGCAGCGGTTGTAGTTTGTTCCACAGGTGGTAGAGTAGTGGTTTCAAGAACTGGAGGTTGAGTAGTGACCTGAACCAAATCAGAGACGGTACCACCCAAAGAGATGAACGCAGCTTTACCAGCTTTGAAAGTGATCGTAGCTTTGGCAACGATTTCTTCCAGGGCTGCTTCTGGATCAGCGTCAACAACCAGGTTCACTTCCAGTTCACCAACGTGACCGTTTGGCGACACAACAGCAGTGAAACCATCTTCAGACACTTCCAGAGTTGCCAGAGTGTTGTCAGACAGAGACCAAGCTGGGACGGAACCCAATTCTTCAACTGCGTTACCGGCAGCATCTTTGAACGCGGGTTTGAATGTGACCTTTTGGTCAATACGTGCAATGATAGACATGTTGTTTCCTTTGATTAAAAAACCATTTGGGAGAAAGTAATAAAACTGAATCTCTCTCACCTGCGTGTGAGATCCATACAATAATGCTCTTAAAAATTTAAGAAAACATTTAAATTCGTTTATTAAAAGAAATAGAAAAGTTGTAAACATAAAGACTCTATAAGTTGTTAATAAAATATTCATATCATTGAATAGATCATAATGCCCTAGGAAAACCTAACGGAATTCCTAGGGCATTATGATGTTTAACAATAATAAAATTGCTCTTTTACCAGGAAGTCTTCTGTCTTAATGAAAGCTAACTTGTAACGGTCTCTTGGTCCACAAGATCCTCTTACTGATACTTGCGTGGGATGAACTATGGTTTGTCTATAACTTACTAAGTCTAGCTTATGGTCAAACCCTTTACTGTTATAGAAACCTAAAACACGTTCTTTTAAGCTATTAAGTTCAAAAGACATTTCTTCTTCAGCTTTTTCTATGTAGAAAAATACACCTTTGTTAGCAAGAACTTCAATCAGGAAACCAATAGTGGTAACTTGTTTTGGAAATGGTAACAAACATTCAAGGTTAAGAAGATCTTCGCTAATTGACCAAAACTTTCTGTAATCAACTACTCTTGTTTCTTTATCGATAATATCAGTAAAGGCAGAGAAGATACGAAAACGTGTTTCTTCATCAATATGAAGTTTTTTATTGTTGGCCATTTTTCAATTATTTTATTTAATTGTTACAAAAAGTCAGTAAGATAAGTATTGTAGAACTTAGAACCATTGAAACGGATATAGCTACTTGACGTAACTTTTTCTCTTAACACTTCACATATTTTCTTGATTGTTTCACTACTAAGCAAACCACCAAGATCAATGTCGTGGGTTACAGTGAAAGCTTGTTCACATAACTTTGTCATCTTGACATCAATAATGTACTTAAAATCAGGTGTCTTGTAACGCTCATAGAAGATAATATTACTCCTGAGTTCGCTAGCAATTATCACGAAGCGTCGACCCTGTGGATCTACACCACTTACAATTTCACCAACATGCAAAATTGGTGCATTAATTCCTTCTGCAGCATACCGGTAAAGGGTAGCCCACTCAGGATTAAAGTCTATTTTGCGAGATTTCTCTGCAAGCATATTGAACATAGTAGTTTCTAACATATTAAAAAAGCCTTTAAGATAAACTAAGGATTGTTATTGGGTACACATGAATTCAAGATTATTTTTAATGTTAAGATTTTTAGGAAAACACAACATAAAGCTAGGAACCTTAAATGGCTCCTAGCTTATGATATTTACTTAAAATTAAGCAACAAATTTGATAGACAACTCTGTAACAGCTAACATCAAAGTAGTGTTTGCAATATGGCGTTCCCAACGAACGATCAGATTACTAGCTGTAGTAATGTTAGTAAAGATACTAAACTCTTGGTTCCACTTATCAATGGGGAACGTCTGAGTATTCAGAGGATCGTTCATGATAGTGAAGTGAGTAGGAATAGGAGGTGAAGCTTCACGATACAAACTGTAAACTGGTTTAGAGTTGAAATACAGTTTATCTAACCACTCATTGAGAGTAGGAATCGTGTTACCAAGATTAATCAAGTATTCATTTTGATTAATGACAATAGCTTCAGCATTTAAGCCAGTTCCATAGAACTTACCAAAGACGTTCTCTTGTCCGATTTCCCATACTCCAACATCAGTGTTAGAGCCAACGGGATCGTAGAGTTTCACATATGCTGTTTGTGTATGAATCCAATTAGGCAGAGCTTGTGAGACTGCATTCAGATTAACACGTATAGACAAGAACTGAACGTGTACATGGTTGTTACCATCAAACACATCACTAGTTTCGTTGTATTGAACAGCATTGGTAGCTTCTAGCATGGTGGAACGATTCAGATCCATCAACCACCAACGCATAACGTAGGTAGAAGTAGCTTCATCCCAACGTGGGTAACCCATCAAGATCGGAGAGAACATTCCATTCTCATGTGTAGTCACGATGCTGTAAGGTTCAGTGATTTTCTTTCCATCAGCAGAGATAGCACCATAAGCTGCTTCATCATCATCAAGACGATAATTCAGAACCAAAGGTACCTTCTGTCCTGGACGTGTTGCCACGAAAGACTCAATGCCAAAGAGACTAAACTTAGAACCATCAATAGCTACACGCTTATCAGAACCATCGCTGTAATGCAATACACCCATTACGTTCAAACTAGTAGCAGGAACATTCAGAGGGTAGTTCAACACATAAGGATCGATAGAACTCAGGAACACAGATTCCAAACTGATGCTGGAGATGTATTTCTGGAACGCATTGACAGGACGAATGAAAGAAGACCGCTCAACAATCAAAGACTTACGAGAAGTCTCAGCATTTTGTGCATTGTAAATAACAACTGTACAAACTTCACCATTGGGCATGTCGTCCTTTGTATTAAAAGGTGGGACACACTTCTGTGCTAAGTTGGTATGGTTATCATACGTGGTCAACTCCAAAGGAACTTTATCGTCAAGATAAATAGAACCGTTAAAGAGAGCACTAATAACTTTTCCATTGATACCAACATCATAACCACGGAATATCCGAGCATAGGTGTTAGCATCACCATAGATAAAGTGTCTACTGTCCAAACTTGCCTCAAAGGGAAGTTTACTGGTATCAAGATACAACCTGAAAGAAACAGGTTGCAAACCTTCACCAATCAAAACAGTAGAAGCACTTTGACCATTGTCTTCTGATTCTTCAATCAAAGTAGGAATCAAAAGATCATCAACAGCAGTAACACGATAAGTTTTCTTATCAGCTAAAGAGCGAACGTAGTCATCTACCTTAGGCACAAACTTGTTAATAGCTTCTGCACCAAAATAGATTTCCTCGTATCGCCATGTTTTCCATAGACCGTTAGGGTCGTATTGGGGGATAGCACCATCGCTCCCCCGAATAATGTTTGTAGCCATTTTAAGAATACTTCCTTATGCTGTTTTGAGAAATGGTGACAAAACTATACGTCCGTCACAGTAAATTTCAACTACCTTATTCAAGAACCTATAAGCATTAGCACTCACACTAACCACAGTAGGATAGCCGTGTGGGTCAACAGCTACAAATCTTTCATCTTGAACATACGGTGACTTGATTGGATCAAATTTGAGTATGTACTCATAGTTTTTACACAAATCAATAATTTCTTGTTTAGAGAAACCACCTATACGTGTTGGAAGATTCAAAGTTCCAGAACGAATATCAGTAATAAGAGTATTCATAAAGGGACTGTATACATGATACTTAGTAGGAATAGCCATCACATCACCACGAGGAGGTTGTGGTAATTTCAGTGTTAAGTAATCACTTACGATCTTATCAACATCTTTAGAGGCTTGTCTTAAATCATACATGTCGACTACTGTATATGGTTTAACAGGGACCAACATGTCTTTGATCATGTAAGGTAAACCATTAGAGGGATCGACAATAGATATACCTGTATGATTTTCTGAGAAGATTAATTCACTCTTGGTGTAAAGCTTACCACCAATAATCACACGTTGAACTTTATCATCTCGTAGATCGTAACGGTTGTTGTTAGACAACAGACCATGCTCAACAAAACCAACATCACCTTCTTCAGCCATCTCTAAGTCTTTGGTAGCAAAGCCACAAAAACGGATATGGATCTCTTGGTCTTGAGTCTGAGCGTTTACTAAAAACTCTTTGTTAACAATGGTAACTTCTGGGAAGTTTACAAAGTAGTCTAAGTCTTTAATAAGAGAGTGTCCGTTAAGAATGACATCCATCTGACCCATAGTGAAAGGCATCTTGTAGATACCATCACCTTGAGGACGTAACTGTTGTGTTGTCAGCATCAACTTAATAGAACCGAACTGAGGACGTACACGATAGTCCTTAGCAAAGAACCGTGAGTCACTCATCACAACAGGATAATCAATAGTCCTAGGAGAAACCCAAGTAAACTGATTATTGATGATAGTGTATTTGTCTGAACCAGTGACATCTTCAAAAAGAGGTTGAACAACATTACCTACCAAAGAACCATTGTAGATTCTGTAAGTGTATACTTCATTCAACAAAAGAGACTTTGCATTGTGAACTTGGTCTAATCTATCACTGCCTAAACCTACAATAGCTTCTACATAAGCTGTTAAGAGGTTGTGAGGGCGATAACTCTCTCCAGCCATGTGTTGGTGCCACTCGAGGAATAAACCTTCAGCATCGTACTCATAGACAGTACAGCCATGTTGCATACGAATAGGTAACTCTACATCTTGTAAACCAATAGTGGTCAACTTTACAGGTGTGTCACCAACGATCTTCGCAGAAGCATTGTAACCAAAGATCTTTTCAGCTAACTCTTTAGTTAACTCGTTGTAACTACAACGCATACCTAATGTATAGAAACTTTGTTCTAGAGCAGGAGCAGTCCAGAATGGAACATTAGAATCAATACCTTGGAAGGCACGAACAATATCAGCACTTGGTAATTTGTAGAGTTCAAATAAACGAGTATGTTCGAAAACAAGAACGTTATTTGTTAAAGCGGGTCTACGAACATCCAGACGAATAAAGAGACTATCAGCAGGAGCATTTAATACAGGTTCTTTTAAACTCTGAATAACACGTGCTATAGGAGGTAAGTTCTTTGTACGCAGTCCATAGTCACGATGAGTAAGTTGTCTTACTGAAGCTTCATCATTCTTGTGGAAATAAACTCCACGTAATGGATCATCGTTTTCTTTCTGGACAATGTAGACATCAATGTCATCAAAGAAGTCTAAAGTATTGTCACCAGTTACGTGGTGAAGTAAATACTTCTGATCACTGTCCATGATACTGTTATAGTGGTATAAATCAGCAATAGCAAACTCATACGTCTTATAAAAGGTCTCATCGTAAATGAATTCAATCCAATCACCTACTTCGATGGAGATCTTATCAAGACTGTCATACCAAATACCATTGTGGTAAATGTTAGTACGTCCACCTACTGGTACAGCATCGATCTTTGTTTGTAAAGCAGTGATGTCAGCAGGTCCAGTTACATACGAGCCAGCTGTTTGTATATATGGAGTAGACGAGATTAAAGGAAGTTGAGTTCCATTGACTGATGCACTACTATAAACACGAATAAAAACTTTGTCTTTATTGAGATTAGGGATAGTTTTCTTATTTACTTTAAAAGCAAAAATAAGAGATCCAACATCAGTATAACAATAAAAACTATCAAATCTTGGCAGTTCAACACCTGAGCTAATGTATGCATTTATGTATACTCCACGATGGTTAGTTGCATCAGATAAAGAAGTCCAACCTGTACACTTCCTAAACAAGTTCAAACTCGTCATGGAAACAGGACCAGCATCATAGACATGCCAAGTAGAGGTATCATCAGGTAGACGTATAGTCTCCCACTCTACTGTGACATTTCTTTTTTGTCCATAGTTCTTGGTGATACGTCCAGGCTCAACGATGAACTGACGATCCAGAGTAGGAACACGCCAGACATCCTTAAGAGCTTGTTTTCTTAAGTAGTCGTATGTTGCCATGTCTTAGACCTCAGTCTTGGCATTAGCCACCAGAATCTTCATATTGCGGATAAAGTCATCTCCACCTTTAGATCCCTTGTAACGGTCAGCCACAGTAGCAACACCGGAGTGTTTCATAGAACGATCTGTGAAAGCAGAGTAGAGAATAGTCAGCCAAGTAGGAGGATGCTCCAAGCTTGCCAAAATCATCTCATGTCCATAAGGGCCATACCACATCGAATTGATAATAGTTACCATGGTACCAAGGTTTAGGCTATCAAGACGAGGATTGTCAATAACCTTTTTAATGGTATTGATCAGATCGTCAAGGTTCTTCAGTTCCAAGATATCGTCAAGAACGCTGTAGATCATATCCACAGGAGCCCTAGTAGCACTAGCAATAGCCTTAGTGACACTAACGACTTCATGTTCACTGATGGTAACACCTTCATCAAACAAACGGTAGTAGAAAGCTGCTGCCACGATAGCGATCTTTAATTGCTCACTAGGATCTAAAGCAAATCGACGCTCAAGAGCATTGGAAATCATAGAAGAGTAAACAGCCATAGGTGCAACACCTAAGAACTTGAAAGCGCTACGGCGTGCAGAGTTGATCCAAGCATTCGTGAGAATACCATTGACAACAAAGAACTCGTAGTTATCTTTCTGGCGAATATTCAAACTGTTACCAGTCGACAATTGGTTATTAGCCAAGAAAGGACGGATGTCAACAACAGTGTAAGATTCACTCTTACGTGTACTTGGAGAACCTGTATCAACAAACATTGGGAAGATCAAAGGTGGAACGTTTACTTCTTCAAGAGTAAGCAAACTAAGTAAAGCAACTGCTGGGTTGCTGGCATTACCAACATCAACACCATTTAGTAGGTTATTCTTATCAGGAAAATTACTCTGAATAATAGAATGTTTCAGAGCTAATGTAATGCCTTCTGTGTTGTAACCGCGGCCTGCTGTGGTGTCATAACCCGTCAAAAAAATAGACATATTAAAATACTTTCTTATGAAAAAGGAATTATTGTAAAAATACCCAAGAAATCTACAGGTAATCTATATAGATATTGAAATATAGAAATATGTAATATTTATGATTAAGGTTCAAAATCTAAATCGGGCTGCTTTTACTTTTACACAACATTTTAAGCTTGTGTAAAAAAGAATAAAGCAGATGTTTATTTAACTCTCGAGCAATTCAACTTTCCCACTAGGAGAAAATAAAAGATGACTACACAGTCTATCGTGAATGCGGCTCCGATGCACCTAATGTTTGGTACCGAGGATGTCTCTACTCGTGCCTTACAATTGGAACCATTGGAGACCCCTTCCCACCTCCCCAAGTTCTACGTATGGTCAAAACGTGGACCAACTTCCCAACAATTAGTAGTCGGTAATAGCCGCACCCTGATCTTTGGAGATGAGTCTTTCACTATCGGTAGCAACTGGTTTAACCACGCTTCGCTTTATGCGAACGAAGTTAACGCCATGGGCAACTCGCAAATGATCGAACGCCTTGTTCCAGTTGATGCAGGTCCAGTTGCAAACATGCTTCTGAGTCTCGAACTCGTGCAAGACATGGTTACTGATTATCAGCGTAATTCTGATGGTTCTTACAAACTCACAGCAGGCGGTCTTCCAATTGCTTTGCCTGTCAAGGTTAAAGGTTATCGTGCTGCTTGGCTTAAGACAAGTATCACTGCTTTGGCCAATGTTGGTAATTTGGGTGCTGCTACTCAAACTACTGGCACTATGGTTGGTGTCGATGATTCTGTCATTCCAGTTCCAACTGTTTCCACTATTTACCCGATCATGGAGTTCCGTGCTTCGTCTATCGGTAATGACGGTAACAACAGTGCTGTTCGTATCTGGGCTCCTACGGCAACTTCGCCAGGCGCTTTTGATACTCGTCTGCTGTCACGTGCCAAGTTCTATCCGTTCCGTATTTCGGTGATTCGTCGTCCAGATGCTCAAACTACTGGCCGCCCTGTTACTAACACGTCTGGTGAACAAAACGTTCTGGTAACTCTGAAACCACGTGGTGTTAACCCAGTAACTGGTGCTAACATTGATGTAGCGACTAACTTCGTTGAAGCTTATCAAAACGTCAATGACCCTGCATTCCCAGTTCAATTGGGTGACTTCGGTAAGGTAACAGTTTACCAAGCCAACGTTGATGAAGTACTGTCGAAACTCTTCGTGTCAGAAAGTGCTTACCTGACAGCTAATCCATTGGCTACTGGTGACATCACTCCAGGTGAACTCGATGGCGAGTACAAGATGAACATGTTTGGTGCTTGTAACTACAGTGGTTCCAAGTATTATAGTTTCGTGCTGGACACAAGTTCCGGTATCGTGATGTCAGAATTCACACAACAGTACGCTGCTGGTGGTTTCGATGGTACGATGACCAACGAAGTGTTTGACGAAATGGTTCGTGAACGTATTCAAGATTACGCTGATCCTAACAGCCGTTTGCAATCCATGGCTCTGAACGTTGAAAACACGTTCTATGATTCTGGATTCAGTTTGGAAACCAAGCTGAAGCTGACAGCGTTCATTGCTGAACGTAAGGATACATTCCTGTGGCTGGCTACCCATGAACATGGGGCTATTCGTAAGACTGCTTCTGAAGAAAGTTCTACTGCTATTGGTCTGCGTACGCAAGCCCAACTCTACCCTGAGTCGGATTACTACGGTACACCAGTTATGCGTTGCGCTATCATGGGTCGTGTTGGTAAACTTCGTAGTAGTCTGTGGGACAACGATGTTTCTCCATTGATCGAAGTAGCTGGCAAGATGGCCTGGTACCTGGGTCGTGGTGATGGCAAGTGGCGTCCAGGTGGTTCCTTCAGTGGAGCTCCAGGTGCTGTCTTGACAAAGATCTACGACATCAATGAGAACTACACTCCTGCTGTACAACGTAACCGTGACTGGGAAAACGGTTTGAACTGGGTTGAAGCTTTTGATATGCAGAGTAACTCTATTCCTGCATTGAAAACTGTTTACACGAATGATACTTCGGTTCTGACTTCTGTCATGACTGTGTACGCCATTTGTAACCTGGAACGTATCGCTGATGAAGCATGGCGCCAGTTCCGTGGTCGTGATGACCTCACACGCCTGCAACTGAAGGAGAAAGTGGAAGCTTTCGTCTACCGCCGTGTAGCTAACAAGTTTGATGACCGTTACAAGATCGTACCTGAAGTGTTCTTCACTGACGCCGACATTGCACGTGGTTACAGCTGGCAGCTGCGCAACAACATCTATGCGAACAATATGTTCACAGTACAGACCTCACACGTCCGCGCTCACCGCATGGATGATTTCGTAGCAACTACCTAAAGCTGCTTGTTTTTGAGGGCCAGGTGTTCTAATCTTTAACTAGGTTATTACATCTGGCCTTTGAAGATACCAAAACTTTCATAAAAGAAGGAAATACAAAAATGTCAACTCGTCAAACAGACGCTCTGCTTGAAGGTAAAGCTCAAGGTCAAAGCGTTAACAACAACATGCTTGATTTGTCCTATGGTGGACAGATGGGCTATGCCAACAATCTGAAGGAGTGGGTATCCAACGCTGCATACGTGCGTCGTCATATCTTCCCGATTCTGATTGCTCAACCTTCGTTCTTTCAGAACACTGCTTTCGGTGACAAACTGACAGCTCAACTGCGTGCACTCGTTGAACGCCACCCAACCCGTATCGAGGGCTTGAACTCGACACTGGAAGTGGAATTCGCTGAAACACCTGTTGGTGGTGCTGGTGAAGTGCAAGAAGAAGTTACTAACGTTCGTCGTTCGCCTTCCAAGCCTTCGCATAGTTACTTTGAAAAGTATGGTCGTCCTATCCAAAACTTCTTGGAGTGGTGGATTACTTTCGGTTTGATGGATCCAGATACCAAGATTGCTAACATTGGTACTTTGGCTAATGCTTCAACTAACGTGTTGCCTGACATGTTGCCTGACCGTTACACAATGACAACTCTGTACATTGAACCTGATGCTATCCATGCAAAGGTTGCTAAGAGCTGGTTGTGTGCTAACATGATGCCTCGTGGCACTGGTGAAATCATTGGTTCTGCTGATCGTGCTTCTGCTATGAATCTGCAAGAACTCAGTATCGAGTTTACAGCTCTGACTCAACGTTCTAACGGCGTTGACTACTGGGCTCAACAGATCCTGAACACAGTGAAGATTACTGATGCAAATCCGTACATGCGTGATGCATTCTACAAGGATATCACTGCTGACGTTCAACGTGCCACCACTGGCTACGCCAAGAGCGTTGCTGATGTTCGTGATGGTGCTATCGCTCAGTCTCGTTAAACTTTAGTAGCCTTTAAACAGCTACAAAAAAGAAACAGCATATTATCCAGAGAGGCCGAAAGGCCTCTCTGGGTTTATGTTCTTTTTTCATTTAAGAAGAAAAGCCAAAGCGAGTAATTCTTGTTTAGAGAAGTTACCATTTAACCTAAAGGTAGTTATAAACCCATCATTTTTCATCATGGGAATCTTTCTATCTTTACATAACGATAGTGCTTCTTCTTTATTTTTTATTGGTTCTTGTTCGAAGTCTCGTTTACTTTCTTTTCTTAAAGAAAAACCTTTTTTAGATAATACATCTTTAATTTCTTTCAAGATACTATCACCTATGTATCCTAACTTTAAAAGATCTGACTCAGAAAATTTCAATAAATCATCTAGTGTGTAAATTTTTCCACGTTCCAGATGAGTGATTATCCTTTGACTAAACTCCAATTTAGAAGATCCAATTCTTGGCGAATCTTTTAAACTATCGATTCTATCTCTTTCAATTAACTTTAACCAAAACTCCTTATGATCTCTTACTTCCATGATGTTGTTTATAGCAACACGACCTTTGTCTGATTCTCCTTTGTACTTCCCAAAAACTTCGCCATTTAGCTTGTATTCCTTCAAAAGCTCTTTAGCTACGTTTATGCAAATAATTTTTATGTACTGTCCATTGGTTAAATCGAAGGAACGACCAATGTTTGCGTAAGTTTCACCATTAATGAAACGATTGAAAATACTAAGTTTTTGTTCTTTTAACATTTTGAATTTCCTTTGATAAAATAGGATGAAAAACTACTATGATTAGATTATTCCAACCATGTTCATATCTACTATATACGTTTAAGAACTTCTGGGATATAAATAAAAGAGTAGAGTTAATGTATGTTATGAAAGTTTAACAAACAAAGTCTTATGGCGTTTAAGGAGAATTAAAATTATATTGTTCAGTCAAGATTGGCAAAAGTATCCTCGAGCTATCGCGGACTTTAACACATCTAATAAAACCTTTTTAAAACTAGCTGCTCTTTATAAATCAATGGGAGTTGCTAATCACGCTTTTCCTTTAGCTCTGCACGATACAACATTAGTTGGTGTTGATCCACATGATTATGAAAATCTTACCCACGAACAGATCATTCGTATTGCTACAGAGTGTCGTGTTAATCCTTGGTATTTTGTACGTGAAGTAGTAAGAGTACCGGCGGGTTCTGGTGATGATGCGATCCCACTAGAAGCTAATCGTGGTAACATTGCTTTGTTCTGGTATTTCTTTAACCACGTTACTACTTTCCTTATTCAGATTCGTCAGACTGGTAAGAGTCTTAATTCTGATATCTTGGATTGTTACCTTCTCGATATTCGTTGTACAGGAACAACTATCAATTTGATGACAAAGGATGATGCTCTACGTTCTGTTAACATTCAACGTATTAAAGACATCTTCTCAGCTCTTCCTTGGTATCTTAATCAACGCAGTAAGAAAGACTTAGATAACACAGAAGTTATTAACGTTGGTGCTCTTGGTAACTGGTATCGTACTGCTTTACCACAGAAGTCGCCCAAAATGGCTCTTAACGTTGGTCGTGGTACTACTGCGGCTATTTATAAGAACGATGAGGCTCCTTTCCAACCTAACTGCCATATTTCCATTCCTGCTGCTTTGGCTGCTGGTGGTAATGCTCGTGATCGTGCAAGAAAGAATGGAGAACCTTACGGTACTGTTTTCACAACAACAGCTGGTAAGAAGGATGAAACTTCAGGTAAATTCGTTTACCAAGAACTATCTTGCGCTTCAGTACACACTGAACATCTATACGACTGTCAAGATCAAGTGGCTTTAGAGAAAGCTATTCGACAAGCTTCAAGAACTAATACACGTTTGTTCAAGAAGGAAAACATTTCTGGTGGAGAATATGCTGTTAACATTACTTTGAATCATCGTCAATTAGGTAAAGATGATGCTTGGTTAATGAAGACCATTGAAGAATCAAAAGCTTCCGGCGATGATGCTAACCGTGACTTCTTTAACTTATGGACTTCTGGTAGTCTTCGCTCTCCTTTCACCCCCACACAAGCTGATAAGATGCGTGCTAGTGAAGTAGAACCTTTTCACGTTGACATCAGTCAAAGAACAGGTTATCAAGTTCGTTGGTTTGTTCCAAAGAACAAGATAGATGAAGTTATGCAGAATAACAAAACGATTATCAGTGTTGATACATCGGATGCTGCTGGCTCTGATGATATTGGTATTAGAATCATCTTAGATAAATCAGGACAGACAATTGCTTCTTGTAATATCAATGTAACAAATCTGTTGGTTTTCTCTGACTGGTTTGCTCATGAGTTGGTTTTGAAGTTTCCTAACACTACAAGTATCATTGAGCGTAGATCAAGCGGTGTGTCGTTAATTGACCATTTACTGGTGATACTACCAGCACATGGAGTTGATCCCTTTAAACGCCTGTTTAACCGCATTGTGAACGAAAAGGAAACGTATCGTTCTGAGTGGGATGAAATTCAAGCACCAATGAGTAGAAGAGACAGCGATATTTATACTCGTTTGAAGAAACATTTTGGTTTTGCTACTTCAGCCTACGGTATTACTTCTCGTAGTGATCTCTATGGAACTACTCTTAATTCTGCTGTAGCTATGGTAGGCAATGTTATTTATGACAAAGTTACCATTGATCAAATTCTAGGTTTGGTTCAAAAGAATGGTCGTATTGACCATGCTGCTAGTGAACACGATGACATGGTTATTGGTTGGCTACTAGGTCATTGGTTCCTCACACAAGGAAAGAATCTTTATTACTATGGTTTAAATGTTGTAGATATTTTCTCAATGATTAAACAAAAAGATGATTTAACAGACCGTGAACGTTTTGAGAGTAACAATCAGAAGTTTATTAAGAACGCTATTCAAAAAGCTTTAGAGGAATTAGTTGTTGAAACTGATCCTTTTATTGTTGAACGAAAAGAACATCACATCCGGATGCTTCAATCACAACTCAATGAAGCAGATCAAGAACTTTACTCTATTGATGAACTCTTTAATAAAGCTAAAGAGATACGTAAGAAACGAATAGCTAATCAAGCAACTCGTGGTTACTCTTACGATAACACTTATGCTAAGATAAGAGATCTCAGTTTTGATGATCGTTTCTCTACTTACGATAGCTCATTCTCAAGATAAAAAAAAAGAAACAGCATATTACCCAGAGAGGCCGAAAGGCCTCTCTGGGTTTATGTTCTTTATTTGGTTGCTTCTTCTTTCAAAGCAAGACCATTCTTTTCCAGTTCCTTTTCCAGTTCTTTCAAAGCCGGTTTATAGAAACCTTTAATATTCAAAAGTTCTGATCTTGTTGACTTGACTATCTGTCCAACATTGTCGAATTTGTTAATTGTTAGTTTAAAAATACTCAGAATACTAATTTCTAAGACAGAGATATCTTTATCCAAAATATCTTTTACCTCAATTACTTCGTCTTCTTTGTTACAGAGATTTAACCAAAAGGCAATGATCTCTTTATTCTTAAAACTAATGGCACTCATTCTTGTGTATTTACGAAACCTCTCTTCCCAATAGATATCGGGTACTAAACCAGATACGACATATTTCGTATACAGTTCTTTTATAGCTTTTCGTCTCAAAATACTGGCACGACAATAAGTAATGCCTTCTTTCTCAGAAATCTCGTTTATTGTTTCACCATTCAAAGATCTCCTGAGATACGACAAGTTTATTTTGTTAATCATTCTTGTTTCTCTCATCGATAAAAAGAATGTAAGCCATCAATTCGGCTTTTGTAAAGTTACCAACCAAGTAAACTTTAGCTTGAGAACCAGTTCCATTAACGACCGGTTCATTGTTTACATCGCCTTCCATGTGTCCAGAGTTAAGAAGTATCTTTACAGCTTCTTTCTTCAGAAGAGGATAACGGATGTAATTCCTGACATTGTCTTTTAGCTCAAGACCATGTTTAAGTAAGGAAGTTTTAATCTTCTCGACACTTACAAAGCTGATGTTCTTGAAACTCAACAGTTTGTTTTCTGTTAAGTTCAACAGATCTTTAACGGTTTTAATACCATTATCAAGAAGAGCTTGTTTAGTTCTTTTGTTGAAACCAAAAGATGATATTTCAAGTTCAGATTTTTCTAAAGTAGATCCTTCTTTGTCATCTATTAGTCTCACCCAAAAATCACTGTAATGTCTCAACTCCCGCAAGTTGTTGGAATATGGATAAATGCGTTTGGTAATTCCATTGTATTTACCGTAAGGGCAACCATCAACTTTATATTGTTTGAAAAGATCTATAGCTACTTGTTCGCAAATAGTAGCTATAGTTGTACTAGATACACCAAATCTCTTGGCTATATAAGTAAAAGTTTTACCAGACAAGAAAAGAAGAAAAGCATTTCGTTTGTTTTCAATTAACACGTTGTTTCCTTTTTTATTAAGACGGGGTTGATGTTTGTTAAAAAACTTAACTTGTGCTGGATAGCAAACCAGTTTACTCTTGAAGAGTAAAGAATATCAAGTGGATCACTTGGGAGTTGAATATTATTCTTTTTACAGAAACCATAATACGATCTCATACTAAGTTTCTCATCCAAGAAAAAACCATTATTTGTAATATAGCCTCTTCTGACATTTTCAGTATTTTGTATGTGAAAGATACGAAAACCTTCTTTGAATAAAAGATATTGAGCAATATTGTCATGAGTGCAATAATGGTAATTAGTTGCCACAATACGTTCATGTGCATCTTCAATTTCTTTAAAGTATACAGCACAACCAATAATAGTACCAAAGGCTTCAATGGTGAGTTTGATCTTATCGTCTTCATTGTGTTGAGCAATATAAAAAATCTCGTCCGTTTTTGTTTCACGGTTTATATAACGTATATTAATCACTGGTTCATTAGTGAGCACGATGTTTCCTTATTAAAATGGAAAAGAGAAATGATGATACAAAAACAGAGAGTTTTTATTCTCTGTTTTTAGACCATGTTGTTTTGTTAACAATTATTATTATGCTTAAAAAGATAACCCCAGTTAACGTCGTAACTGATGAGTATATCCTTTTCAGGGTTTTTCATTCCAATCTCTTTTCTAGCGCAAAACTGTTCATAAGACTTCTTTGCAAGTTTCCTGTTTAGAAAAAAACCAGTGTTGGTAATAAAACCATACATTGTGTTTTCGTCATCAGTAAGAGAAATATTGATTGGTTCCCCTTCTACGTCGTAATGACTTATGTCACCATGTGAACTGTAGTAACCAGTAGCGTAAATTATTTCATCACCTTTACTGGTTTTGTAATAAACTGCACAACCGCATATATCACCAGTTCTGGGGTCAAGAACTCCATCTTTTACAAGTACTTCTTCAGTAGCAATTATTAAAGCTTCATGAAGACCTTTATCACGGTAAGTGAAGAAGAGATTTGTGACAGGTTGATTTGAAAGCATTGTTGATTTCCTTTTAATAAAATTAGGAGAGATTTTTTGGTTCATCTCTAACCACGACACACCGATTGGTAGTTAATACAAACGTGTAGCTTTTGTAACAACAAACGTCATAGGAGCTGACTTTGTCATGACAAGCTCCATAGAGTAAGTACTACCATTGAAAGCAACTTCTGGAATTACCACATTTCCATTAGCAAAAGCTGCAGCCTGTGGCGCACTATTAGGAGCAAGACGCGCATTGTACAGAACAAGGGTTAATGGACTCCCTCCTGGTAACAAATCCAAAGAAGCAACATAACGATCCGAACCTACTACGACAGCACTGAGATTCAAATGACTACCATCAAACACTGCTGGTCTAGCAGTTATGGGATAGAGATCCAAAGGTTGGTTAGCAAAGAAAAAGATACGGTTAGGAACAGCTGCCAAGACAGAGCCTTGGAAACTATTTAACACCCGATTAGATCTGTATTGCAAAGCCAAATATGTCAGGTAGGTTTCAGCCACATCTTCAGTTGTTGGATTATCACGTGCATATGTGGAAATGAAATCTGGATCTGATCTTTGTGCAGCAAGCCAGCCAGGTGCAGAGGCATAACGGGAATCAAGTGAGGTATGAGTAGACTCATGTAAAAGAGCTTCTTCCAAAATACCCTGTGATTCGTATTCGTCTGCCATTCCTGTATGGATTAACAGATTGTTATTACCACCACCAAAAGGCATCCTACCTTGATGTATAGACGAAGTCTTGACATCAGAGCGTAGAACATGTGGTAAGCGACCAATTACAATTGCATACTTCTGTGCTATCACTTGTGCTGCATTCACGCTACCAAATTCTGGATTAACCTGGATTTCGATGTGGAGTCCATCATCGTAGTTAGCGTTGAACAGGTAAGGTTGTAGGGTTACATACTTTGCAACCCGACGGTCAAACATTTCACGTGTTCCTTGACCAGCATAACTCAGAGAGGCAAAAGCACTCTGGTCGTTGGAAGTCAGGATGAAGGGTTCTATGTGAATAGTCCCGTTATATGGCGGTGTTGCAAAAGCAGAAACACAGCTTAAAAGAACTGATACCAAGACCAGTAAGATTTTTTTAGTGAACATTTTAATTATCTTTCAGTTATGAGAGTTTAAAAAATATATATTGATAAAAAAGAAAAAGAGAGGACATAAAGGAAGAGGGATTTACCCTCTCTTCCTTTATTTGTTTTGTGACGTTAGGTCTACTTACAGATCACGCAAAGCGGCTGCAGCAGATTCCTTGACACTCTTGGCAACGCTACCAAACATGCCAGTATCCTTGTCACCGTACGATGTATGGTTGACAGCACGGATGACACCGTAGTTTTGGAAGGTCTGTGTACGGTCTTTGGGATTGACAGTAGAGACTTCACGCTTGGCCTGGATGGTCAGCTTGTCACGACCGCTGGTTGGGAAGGTAGCGCTGATTTCTTCCAGTTCCTTGTTGGCCTTGAAAGCCTTCACGGAACCTGTACCAACTGCCAGACCAGCTGCCGCAGCAAACGTTTCACGGAAAACACGGTGTTCTTCATCCAGTTCTTTGGTGATAGAAGCAGGCAGACAATCGATGTAGACGCCTTCCTTGATGATGACAGTACCATCTTTTTCGATCGTCAGATCTTTCTTGATGATTTCTGCCATAGCAACAACACGTTCGTCAATGACGATAGGTTTCTTTGTTGCTGTCTTCTCGGCTTCTTTGGTTTCGACTTTGGACATGATAACTTTCCTTTTTTACAAACAAGAATAACCCATTTTATTAATAGTTGGGTTCTGAACTATATTCTCACACAATAACGTAGATGTGTTATTAAATTACTTTTTTCAATCTGAACAAAACGTATCTGGATCTTCAGAAGGTGGAACCTTTTTAGGGTAGGTTTGTTGATAACTCACTGTCACACTAAGAGTTGATGGAAGAGTACACATGCCATGAAAACGTTGCTGATGGATCATTGTTGTCATTTCGTTTTTCACAATAGCCAACATTTGATCACGTTCATCATCATTGTGAACAATAGTATCAACAGCTATGGCATCATTCTTCTTAATCGTCAAACGTAAATTATGAAGATGTTCTTCATTCATTTTTTTTATCGCCATCAAGATCTTTGTTCAGCTTTTTAAATTGCTGTGCAATGTTGTAACGTTCTTTTGCTGTATCTATTTGTTTACTAACAACAAGAGTACCATCTTTTTCAACGGTCACTCTACTGACAACATCTTTGATTTTTTCGAGTTCATTAAAAAACTTAGTTTCATTTAACATTCTTTAATCCTTAACAGAAAAGACGAAGACTGAAGGCTTAAGCCATTGGTTCACATTGATGATATATTGCTGTTTTATTTTGGATTCTAGTTATTTAACGGCATAAGAGCAGGGTATTATTCCTGCCTTTATGTTGTGTGTTTTAAAGACTCATGTAACCTGGAGTCTTAACTTGTTTCTTCCAACCAAACTGTTTGAAGATCTGATCACGACTTTGGATGATAGAAGATTCAGTAGCTACACCCATACGAACTGCGGAGGCAAACGCTTCTTCAAAATCGTTCTGTGTAACTAGAACTTCGGTACCACGACCAATGGCTTCCAAAGCAGGGCTCTTGTATTTCTCAGCGATATGGATACCAGGTTCGTTAACATAATCGAATGTCACGATTTCCACGATATCACGGTGAGTCTTACCAGCTACTTTGTAGTCATCAGTAAAAGAACGGATGGAGAAACAAACATTCTCATTACCGTTCTTTAATTGCTTCTCCAAGAAAGCACCTTTAGAACCACTTGGGGTAAACTTAGCAAAGATAACCCAAATAGCAGAACCATCGGGATTTTTAGCTACAGTGTTATCCAACCAGATGTCTTTGTATTGAACACAAGTGTTTTCTTCATAGATCTGAAAGAGGCGATTAATGAAGTCAGCCTTAGACATACCAGGCATGAATTTAGGATGACCAATTTCACCTCGTAGAACACCGCGGTCCATCTTACGACGAAGAGTAGAGGAGTTATTGAACAATTCAACAACACTACGTTCAGTTGTATAACGCATATCAGCGCTGTTGTCGATGTTCAAACCACCTATGATTTGTTCATAGTAACCTTGACCGTCAGGCTTCAAGATACCTTGCTTACCTTTTGGTTTATTGAGAATAGAAAAACTGATACGTGCCATACAAGCCTCTAGTTAAAATATATTAGTGAGAAATCTGTTATCATAGTTATTGTTACAGAAACGCAAGGAATTAACTTCATATACCCACAGAGAGCCTTGTGAGCTTCTCTGTGGGTATATGAAGAGCCTACTTACGCAGAATAGTCCCAATGGTATCAGGACGTGTGGTTGGGTTAATAAGGGCAGAGGTAACACCCTCATCAAAATACGCACCAGCTAACTTGTTGGTGGTATTAGTAGCCGAGTAAGCTACAGATTTCAATGGAACGTAGAAAGGTTTTAGCTTATCCACATCTTCCTTACTCTTGAGTATTGTCCTGAAGTATTCCATCTTGGCTGAACGCTGTCTACTAATAGAAGCTATCAAAATCTCAACGGTTTCAGGATTCTTACCAATAGAAGTTCCAGCAACTGTTCCAGCAGTATCAAACAACGAACCAGCGTCATCGTAATCAACATACCAAGGAATATTACCACTACTAATGAATTCATTGAAAACAGAATAGACTAAAGTGTCTTTCTGAACCAAATTCATAGAAGTGATGACAATGCTATTCTTCTCAAATCTGAATTCAATAAAGTCTTCATCATCAATGATTGTATTCCTGAACTCACTTGGAGTTAGATATACAAAAGCAATGGCGTTAAAGAGCATGAATTTATTGTCTTCAGTGACAATGGGAAAGATACCTAAACTATAGTTATCGCTTCCCACCTGAGCAATACCACGCTCAATGAATCGCTTAGGGATGAATATCTTACACCCAGTTGTTGTTACAACTGAACCATCAGGCATTTCCTTAAGAGTTTTCATGACACTGGCTTTGTCTTTGACAAACTCAGTTGACTTCACAACTTACGCCTTGATTTGTGAAACCACAAAGTTAGAGATCTCACCTAATACTGCTTGTGCAAAAGCATCATTAGGATCATTACCTTCTTCGCAAAGCTGATCGATCGTTTGCAGGAGTTCGTAGCAATCCATGTAGAAGAAACGTGAATTACAAACAACTTCTGTTACACGACGATAAACATCTTTAACAGTACCCGAACTAACAAGAGCCAACAGATTTTCAAACTTCCGAATAACTTCACTCTTGTCACCAGGGTTCTTTTCAAAGAAAGAAACTTCATACGAAGACAATTCATTCTTGAAAGCACGCATAAAATTACTACGCAGGCTGTTCACTGTAGCTTGACGTACTTTTTGACGGTACTCAATACTACTAGCAGCCTTGATAACACGATAGTCCTTTTCGACTTCTTGTGCTTTCTCCAAGATCTCAGTAACACTGTAATAGTAATTCTGATTATTAGCTGCACCAATAATCATTTCAGCTGTACCACCCTTTTGTAGGAAAGTATTGTAGTTCAAAGTGTAAACTTCAATAGCACCATTAGCGTTTGCACGGCTCTTGATCAGAGTACCATTAACGATAGCTTTGTTGTAAAGGTTCAACTGTTTCACAATGACGAAACCAGCAGCCTCTTTGTATTGAGTACTAGTTGCACGAGAAACTGACTGAAGGTTAACAGCCAATTGATAAACAATGATAGCGTAGTCCAAACCAAAATCTGGATTGAGAACAAAACCATTGAAGTCAGCAAAGTTATTGATAGCGATCTTTGTGCGATCAACGAACAAGCTTTCCCACAAACGGAAAAGATTTTCTTGACCAATACGATTAACTGAAACAGCAATGGCATCATCCAGAACTGTGTTGCCGCTTTTCAGTTTCTCAAGAATTTCAAGTACTGTCAGGTTGGCTTCTTTAAAATACAAACCAGGGCTGAAGTAAACAGGAGAAGCATTGCGAGTGACATCATTCATGAACAAATCAATGTTCACTGCATCACAGATACTGTAACGAACAATGTTGAAGTTGAATTCACTATCACCAAGGGCTGATACATCAGCCAGAACGCTCTCAGAGATGTTTTTGATAGCAGGGATGACAGTTGTCTTAATAATGTCAATACGGCGGTTCATGACCGCAGCAGCACGTTCTACTACTTCGTTGGTCCAGCCATTGTGCAAAGAGTTATTAGACTCTTCTGTCAACACAGACAAAGTGTTAACAATATCAGTTTTTGTCAAATCAGTCAAAGGCATAGTGGTTGTGGTTTTAACCAACTCAGCCAAAGGGGTACCTGAAATAGGGGCAAGAGCAATATCACCACCAATTACATCAGCCAAGAGTTCATCGCTTGGTTTGCAAACTTCATTACTGAGCATTGATGACTCCTTGGATATTGAATTTAGAACGGATGTCACCGATCACCACTTTGGCAATAGTGTCACGTGTAAGATTTTCGCCATTGACCTGTTCACCCAAGGTGTTGCCAAAAACCTTTGATGCCAAAGCAATGGCCAGGTGTGTGGCATTGAGTACAGTAGTTTGTGCAACAACTGTTTGATTTTTATCTAACATGAATACAACCTTTTTGTTTAACAACTAGTAAAAAAGTAAATGCTAAAAAGAAGCTGAGTGGAACACAAAATGTATCCACCCAGCTAAAACTTAATCTATCATTTTCCTCTGTAGAGTTTAAGAGCTTCCTTAGCACCTAACTCCATCAGTACACTTGTTGTACCAATAGTGAAAGCACTATTAACAATCCGTTTAAAGATTGAGAAAGCTCCGAATAACGCATCGATCTTAACTCCTGATTCACTGACCAATTCATAATCAGCTACCTCAGAAATAATGGACTTCATTTGATTAGCGAAAACTACCTTGTCTGCAATACCAGCTCTCACTTCTTCAGTGATATAAAACAGTACGCAAAGTGTATCAACTAACAACGGATCTCCATCGACTCTATAGGATTCATCAACACTTCCGGTAAATACCTTATCACCTTTAGCTTTGGCAGCTGAAGCTAACAGTTTATCACCATAATTAGCCAGAGCATGAATGGAATTACTCATGTCTTCTTTGTTGCCATGATAGAAGACTTCAATCTTCTCCACTCTGCCAAGCATCTTAGCCATAGGGGATTGTTGTCTGATACTTGCAAGAGTAGCAATAGTATCTGCGCTGAAAGCACCAATGTTAGCTGTTAACTCATCCTGGATAAGCATGAGAGGTGTCTCAAAAGAAACATCTGCTCCAACAGCAACTAAACTAGTGATAACATCTTTAAACTCAAGACGAACTTTCTTAATCTTAGTAAGACCAGTTCTGAGTTTACGTGCAAAATCTTCAGAAAGAGTACAAGCATCTTCGTGGGTTTGTGGTGTTTCAATCAAAGCTACATTGGCTAAAACACCAGCCTTATAAAGAACTTGTCCTTTGTTAAAGTAGTCAGGTTCAAACCAACCTTCGTTGTAAGCAATTACATCACCTGTTTTTACTTTCTGACCTACTTCTAACGTGGTTGCCATCGAGTGTGGTATTGTCTGTCCGCCAGCTTTACCGAAACGTCGTCCTAACAAGAACCCTTGTTTCTTACCACTTTTGTAAACAACAACTCCACCTTTATCATTGATAGATTCAACAATACCATCTTCTTCAGCTACAGTACAGTAACCCTCACCAACACGGTGTGAGATCACTTGTTCATATCCAGTACGAACTGGAAGAGCCATGTAGTCGTTACAGGCTACAGTGTGACTGTTCTGTATAGAAATAAAATTTTGTCTCTTAGGCTAAATGTTCAGTAGTATTCGTTACTTACTACCCGCAGCATTACCTGCAACGCTGCATGTTTCCATGCAGAACAGACTATATCTTCTACCTTCTTAAAGGTAGTTCCCCATTTCGGATCACTTGATCCTACACCCTGATAAGGGGTTAGTCGTTGAACCTTCTTGTCTTTGACAAGCTTGGCTGCGGATTGTCTCATCTTTGTTTCTTTTACCATACCTGAATAGTTAGTTCAGCCATTACGTGTATCACTACCGTAACTTGGTGCACAAAGCTCTTAGAGATGTTCCCGTCAATTAGAGGAAATTCATATTATCGATCTCTCGATAAATGGACCATTATTCAAACTATAACGTAAATACTTCTTACCATCTTTCCAAAACTTTTCTTGACCAACATCAAGTCTATAATTAAGAGCAGTTGGTTTAAGATCATTGGCTATTGCTGCTTCTTTGGCAGTATTATAAATGATCTCAACACTTTTTTTATCAATTACTAGAACTTTTTGTTCATCTGTTTCACTATCTTTCTTTAACTCTATTTCTTTTGAGTCTATCCAATCAGAATTATCAAACAAACTTTTTACTTGCCATCTTCCGTTGAAAACAGGATGCTTAAATCTATCTAAGTTTATACTAAGAGTTGACAAAGCTATACCTAAGAAATTAACAACTTCTGTATGGTTATTATAAACCTTTAGAATATTTTCTTGTAAATCTAAAACTAGTAAACCAGTTGGTGTTTCTCTCTTCATGATTAATTCCATTAAACATGAAGGTTCAGGCCAAGGTTGATTGCTAGCTGGTATTCTAAAAAGTCCAAAATCAAGATGTTCTGTTTGGTTACTAGAAAATGCTCTATAAAGAACTTTTTCTTTTGATAATCCCAAAGCTTTTGCACAACTAGAAATAGAGGAGAAAGTATAAATCTGATCTGTAACACTACACTTGTATTGACAAGTTCTTGTTTCATTTAGACCAGTTCTGAAAGCATGTTTGTGGTTGTTTTCATTTGTCATCCATTCTAAGTTATCTGGATGACAGTCTTCTTTATTACCATTTTTATGATTAACAGTTAAATAAGAATGATTTTTTGGAAGTCCGTGACTTAAAGCAGCGATAATACGATGCTTTCTTAAAAATTTAGTCTTACCTAACTTACATGTTAAATTGTAGTATAAGTAACCATCTTTATTTCTAAAAACAGGACACTCTCTACCGGTACTCTTTACAAACACACGTCCGTCTATAGTGAAGTTATATCTATCAAAATCTGTTATATCAGTAAAATGTATTTTCACGGTAATGTATCCTTTTGTATTCCACAAAAGATAATACATCGATATATTTTTATATCACGTTATAGTTAAATGTTAATCATCGGTATCTGCACCTACTGCAAGATTAGCAGAGGTTGACATTAATTTAGAAGCATCTATTTCACTATCTGGTACACGGTTGGAAGTCCCACGTACGGAATTGAAAGATGGATTCGGTACAGTGTAAGTATTGATACCTACATCAGAAGAATCAGAAGTTGCTTCAGAGATAAGACCTTTATTGCTTTCATGGAAAACACGTGAGGCTGTATTCATGGTCCTAGAAGAACGACCACCAACACCTGAGAACGTAACAGCTTCCATCTCCTTGAGATTATTAACTGGATTGATGTCTTCAGTAATCTTCACAGCTGGGTCTGTAACAATACGTTTCCATACTGCAAGAGGATTCAAACTGATCTGACTGTTAGCCCTGCCTAAGCTCCTGCGTTGTTCTCTGATGGATAACACCATCTCAGAATAAACAGCGCCTGCAACGCGCTCGTAGCCACGTACAGTCTGATAATTCATATCAAGAGGATCAACGTATTGATCATCCAGCAGAACTTCGGCAGCACGAACTAACAAAGCTCTAAACGTAATGGGTTCTTTCATCAGAATCAAAAGAGACTCAGTGATAGTATCAACAAAGATATCATCCAGGAGATCAAACTCACGTACAAAACGTGTGCCTATTTTCTTTTGTTCCAGAACCGAGAGGTAAACACCTTTGTGATCAAACTTGTAAACAGAGTAGTTCTTCAAGCTCTTACCAAAGTCATTAAAACCTGCCAAGATCAAACTAGCCAACTTATCTTCTTTATTGAATACTAATGTTTCATCAGCAAAGTCAATAGACCATTCATGGGTTTGTAAGTTAACACGTTGTCCTACAAGGACTCGTCGAGGTGTAACCTTCAACATGGTTAAAAGTTTATCAAAGCCATAGTAGTAACCAAGCATAATACCAACAGGGATAGCTTGTCCAAAGACACGACACTCAACAAAAGGTACAGGTGCTTTGAAACTATCTAAACCTAAGAACTCTTCAATAGAAGAAATCACCATTGGGTCAGTTTGACCATCAGAACTATAGACAGTATTGTTTTCATCAATTAAGAGAAACGTACCTTTACCATTATCACCAAAGATAATATAACCTTGAGAAGCAAACTTCTTTGTCATCTCTGGTGTGTAAAGGATAGAACATTGTTTTACATCAAAGTGTAAAATAAACCCTTGACAAGTAAACTCACGCAAGAACCTTGAAATACCTGAGTAAGCTGAAGGAGTCTTAGCCAAGTTATTAAAGACATTGCCTGGTTTGATACCAGATATTTTAGAATCTTCAACAAGACCAAGATCGGTAATAGAACGAACTAACCAATCAGTATAATCGTTGATACGTTTGTCACTGCGAGAGATAAACACTTTCCCATAATACGAACTCAATTGAACTCGGTCATGGGAGATCTTACGAAATGGAAGATCTGTACGTTGTTTACGCATACGGTAGTTGTTACCACCGCTTACAAACTCACCATTGGGTTCTATTTTAGGAACCTTGAAATAAAGAGTAGAAGCTTTTCCAACAACTGGATTAACTTTAAAAGAATGGATCTCTTGTGTTCCAAGAATATTCTCGTGTTCTTCTACTTTGTAGTCTGTGATAATAAACCCGGCTTTTTGAGTAGCCATGGCCATACCAACTGTTTCTTTCCTTAAAGTCTTTTCGATATAGTTCTTATCGAAATCCTTCAAAGTACTTTTGAGTTGTTCTTTATCAAGAATAGTTATCCTATCTGGGAAGATAGTTTCTTTGACTCGGAGTTCATCTTCTGAAACTTTAACATAGTCAATCATCTTGATACCAGGAACAGGAGATTCTAATTCCTGACTCTTGTCATTGATGGCTAACATACGACGATGTTCAGCACCAGAGAGTAAACCATCTTTGGCCAACTTGTCAGCCAAATCTTTCACAACAACATGTGGGTCTTTTATGACTTCAAAGTCATGGACAGTGATTGGTTTATTATCAACAATAACAGCTTGAATCTCATTACGTTTAACTTCGGCAATAGCATCGCCGATATCTTCTTCTTTCTCAATGAGTTCTAATTGTTTTAAGTCTTCATCTAAAGAAGTAAGCTTAAGTTCAGAAAGAGTTTTATCTCCTTCGTCCGCTTGTTCATTTTCGTTAATAGCACCGTTAACTAATACAGCTGCTTCAGTTACTTCATCAATTTCTGTACCTGCACCTTCGACAGTACGGGTTTCCATCAAAGTCATGAGAGAGCGAAGGATACGTTTACGTATCTGAACAGGAATGATCTTGATTTTCTGGCTAGAGAAGTCTTCAAGACCTAAACTCTCCATGCGATCACAGTAATCCGAGATATCCTCTAAAGCTACATCTCGTGGAAGTACTTTCATGAAGTCTTCAGTTGCAGCTAAAACAACTGCATCATCTTCAATCTTTTCGCCTTTACTGTGAACAGCTGGAGTAGCTGCTGGAGTAGGCCTATTCTCAGAATAGATCCAATCATCAAGTAAACCTAGATTGAAGAGAATCCAATGACCAGATTCCTCAAAGATCAAATTGATTTTGTGGTACTGAGTTGGATCAATGTAGTTAAGAGTACTACTTTGACGTGTTTCAGGATCTAACCATTTCCATAACTGCAGAATGAAAGCAGAACCAGGGTCAGAGAAAGTCTTGAGCATCAACTGAGATTGCTTTACAGCAAACGTATTCAATCGAGGAACAGAAGGCAACTGACGTGGAAGATTAAAGATAGCGTATTGGTTACGACCTGTCTCTTTAGCTATCTTACCCATCTGAGTAAAAGTTGTGGCATTGATATTATACCAACGGTTGTAATCAGAGAATGGTGAGCGAATGTATTTATATGTCTTAGAACACATTGCGTGGTTAACAACAACCAATTGGTTTTCATCAGTTGGTGCTTTCTCACCAGGACGTATCCAACGATACCTGCGATGTTTGGTTTGATAGTCACGTATCATAGGTAAAGTAGGAATTGACAACCTACGTGGATTACCTACCAGACTAGACAACTCAGTGATGTGAATGATAGCTATCTTTTTAACGATATGCCTAAAGTAAAACTCATCAGTGTTAGGTCCAGTGCTTACGTTATCAACTTGAGTGTAATGATAAGCAGCTCCTTTTGGGAACTCAAGAAAGTCAACTGAATTTATGCGAGGCATAACCAGTTGTTGAGGCATCTTTACTCCAAACCTCTTAAAAAACATTTGTTCTTGTAACATGGGTTCCTTTTTTCTACATATCTGTGATGAGGTTGTTCATCAAGAAGTTAATCGTATCTGTTTCGACACTAAAAGCAATCTTGCCATCAGTACCAATATAAAACGTATTGTTCAAGAAAGCAGTGTTGATTTCTGCTTTAGCTTCTTCGGTCATAAGAGTTAACATACTCATCTTATCTCCATCGAACTTGTTGTTCAGTAGTATTCGTTACTTACTACCCGCAGCATTACCTGCAACGCTGCATGTTTCCATGCAGAACAGACTATATCTTCTACCTCTCAACGAGGTAGCTTCCTATTTCGGATCACTTGATCCTACACCTTGCTAAGGGGTTAGTCGTTGAACCTTCCTGTTATGAACAGGCTTGGATGCGGATTTCCTAATCTTTCTCTTTATTACTATACCTGAGTAGTTAGTTCAGCCACCATGTATGTCACCATCATGGTTTAGTAGAGAAAGCTCTAAAGGGGTTCCCGTCAATTAAGGAAGATACGATGTAATAGTAAAATTACATCGGACCTAATAAGTTTACTGGTAAACGTAAAGGATAACAAAGGAAATTATCATCTTCTGATTTTCCATTGTTTTTTAATTCGAAAGTAAAAAGTTGATGATTCTAAATTAATTAAAGAAGCAGACTTTAAGTAACCACAGTAGTATTATCTAGAAAATAAAATACTTTCGCATTATCATTACGTTCATCATTATTTTTTAACATATATTAAACCACCTTTTCATATGACTAGGTAGTCAATATACGGCAACTTATTGTTGATCAGCGCCAAGACGAGCCAAATGAGCCGGAGCTGGTGACATGGAATTAAACCATTGACCTACACCTGGAAACTCTGGAGCAACATCTTTACTTGGACTCCAGTCAGTATCAGACAAAGCTATCAGGTTCATGGAATCTGAAGTAGTCTTGAGATAAGGAAGAGAAGGATAGATAGAACCAAAACCAGTGATTGGGTAACGTGAAGAGAAAAGTGGGAAAGTTCCTACATCTTTGTAAAGAACAAGATAGAACAGATCACTCAAGCGAAGAGGCCTTACATTCTTGCGATCGTAACCACCAGCTAACTCTCCTATATCGTAGAAGACTTTAAAACAAAGTTTATCTTGGTAGATAAGAGCAGCGTATTCACCACCAATAGTAACTGGTTCATTGCGAATACCTTCAACTGCGAATGTATTAAAAATCTTATCCAAACCTTCGTCCGTCATCCAAAGATCATATTCACTAGGATGAACAGTAATTTGTTTAGACGTGAAAGTCTTAGCATCTACCACATTCACTGGAAGTTTAGGATCACTAAAGTTCTTACTTAAAAACTCTTTTACCCTGAACCGCATGATAGGGGCTAAAGACTTAACCATCTGGTAAAGACCAACAATAGTGTTGTTGAATCCAGGATTAGTTTTGTCACCCAGTTTTTGAATCACAACGTCTGTGGTAGTAATAACATTGCGAGTACTGTCATGAATGGCACGAGTTGCCCATTTACCCATGTAAAGTTTTTTCTTACCCTTAATGGAGTTCATGATCAGATCGTAAACATCAACAAAAGTTAATTGAATATTAACCCGTGATTGATTATAAAGCTCTGGAGATAGCTTAAACGAATTAACACTGATCGAATTAGACAAAGATAACATCTTACGATAAAGTAAGTTAATCTCTTCTTCCTCTTCTTGGCCATTGTCCTTAATCTCGTAATCACGAAGACCAGCAGGCATAACTACCAAGACAGAACAAAGAGCATTGTCTTTAGATTGTTTGATAAGTTTGATGTTATCACTGCGACTATCGGAATTACTTTCTTTGAAATCAATTTCTCTCCAATATTTCTCGAAGAAGAAGAAACCAGTTTGACCATCAAGTTGATTAGACTTCACAAAGTCTTTTTCTTCTTTATCCCAAACAGCATAAGACTTACCAGTGATGATCTCAGGATACAGTCGTTTGAGTTTACCAAAGATGCTGTAAATGATTGGATGAAATACAGGTATCTTGAAGTCAATATAAGAGTAATTAGCAGAACGCTTAGAATCACCTATTTTACCAAAGGTTTCTGTGGAGAATAAACCATCAGGATGAAACTGTTTTGTACCACCCTCAAAGATATCCAGGGTCTTTACAGGCCTTATCAACTTGAAATCAACAAGTGTAGGAAGTAGTAAAGCCAAGTTAAAAGGAACGGAAGTATCAGACACGATTTGAGTTTCCTTATAAATACTTGTTATAAACCAAAATTAAAGTTTGAATTGTTATGATTGATTACCGTAACTACTTGTTATGGTTATAACCATTAAAAAAACCGTTAAGAGAATCATGAGAAAACTCTTAGACGTGTTGTCAAATTATTTTGCCTTAGGAGTAAAAAAGTGAGCAAAAAGAAAATGCAGGTTGATAATGTCGACTTGGATAGTAGCTTGGAGTTCAATGACTTTGACATGGGCTTTCCAGATTTAAGCGACGATAGAACTCCAGTCTCAAAACCTGGTAAAGCTTTTGTAAAAGGTTTAGGTAAAGGTTTATCGGATAAGTCTTTAATTAGTGATCTGATGAAGAAAAATCTACCAAGAGAATATGGTAGTACTTTTGACATGTTAGATGAAGTTGCTACTGGAGCTAGAAACTTCAGTGCTGACATGGTCAAGGAATCTAAACCCATCATCGGTAATTTAGCCAATGCAGCTGATAAGTTCTTACCTAGTAGTTTTAAATCTACTAAGGAAAAACTCAGCAGGGTTCGTGATTGGGCTGAGAAAGAAGATAGCTATGGTTCTATTTCCAAAGACGAACGGCGCAAACAAGGCACTGGTATCGAACTTGGTCGTATCTTTGAGCAACAACAACAGACTCAAGCTATCAACGACAAGATCAGTAAGAAAGAGAAAGACTTCGATCGTGGTTTGGGGATGGCCCAACACAAAGATATTCTTACTGTTCTTACACGGCTATCTAACAACACTGAACGTGTAGCTGGTTATACCACTACTATTAATTCAGCTTGGCAACGTAAGAGTTTAGAAACTCAGTTCCATCAGTTGTTTGTTCTTCAAGATATCTTAGAAGAATCTAAGAAGAGTAATGCTGAAGTTATTAGTAATTTAACTTCCATCGTTAAGAACAGTGCTTTACCTGAATATCGTAAAACACAAAAGGATGAAGCTTTCTTAGATGAAGCTCGTCGTAGGTTCTCTGGTAAGATTGTTGATGCATCACATAACTTCTTTAAACGTGGTCTTAGTAAGATGCGTTCTGATGTTAGTGCTTTTGTTGGTGACATCGCTAGTGTTTCCTCGATGCTCTCTACTGCTGGTGATTTAAACGCATTACAAAATGAGTTTGATCCCACAACAATGAAAGACAAGTTATCAGGTTTTGCTGGTAATAAAGTTGGTAAATGGGCTTTATCTAAAGTCGGTGGTCATCTTATTAAATCAGCTAAGAAGAATCCTAAGTATGTCGACAAGATTGCTAAAGGACAAAACTTCTTAAAGTCTTTCCAAATGGATGGCTCTGGTTTAGCCAAAGAGTATCTTGACAGAAAAGATAAAGATGGTTCTGGTTTGATGAGCATGATTGCTGGGTATCTTAACAATACCTTCGAACATCAGAAACCCAATTACAACTTAGCAACTTACGATGCTAAGAACATGTATGGTGCTTCTCCTTTTACTAATAAAGTTGCTTACAGTATCACGGATGTAATTCCAGGTTACCTCTCACGTATCTTGCAAGAACAAACCGCAATGCGTACAGGTGGACAAGCTGAAAGAATTGTATTCGATTATCGTTCTGGTAAATTTGATACTTCTAAAAATATCATTGATTCTATTAAGAAGAGTATTTCTTCTGATGAATTGAGTAAGTCAAGTTCTGGTCATTTCAATGACATCATGTCAAAGATTGAAGAGACTACTGATCTTTCCGATAAAGAACGTTCTGAGATTGCTAAAGTTCTCTTGAAGAAGGGATCTGATGAGTCTTCTATTGATCCTGAGAAAATGACCAGTGAAGATCATTGGAAAGATTTAGTCAGTGATCCCAAGACTGCAGCTAAGATGTCTCAGTTCATGGAAAACCTTTTTGGTACAAAATCCAATAAAGAGTTTTATGGTTTCAATAATGATCCACAAAAGAAAGCTGAAGCTAATCAGTGGATTGAACAAGTTAAGAATTTAAAACATCTTCGTAAAGACAAATACAACGATGCTCAGTTCCTTGTTGACAACGGAATGATGGAGCATGCTCAAAAAGCTGGACTTGTTGATAAAGATGGTAGATACAATAGTGATCTCATTGATCACAATACTACTCAACTTAAAGGATCTTTCAAAGGTAAAGGTTCTACTGGTGTTGATGTACTAAAAGAAATACGTGAATCAAAGACTGACCTGGGTGGTCATGATGAAGGTGTAGTTGAAGGTGCTTATCAACTTGGTAAGCGAGCTTTACGTTTAGAATCAGCTGAAGAGCGTGAAAAACGTTTAGGTACTTCTGACATCAACGTTAAAGACCATATCAAAAAGCCAGGTAATGTCTTAGGTCCTATTTCACGTTTACCTATTAAAGAGTGGCAATACAAACCTGGTCATGAGGATGGTGGTAAGACCAAGAACATTGGTCCTATGGCTCAAGACTTGAATCGACAGTTTGGAGAAGAAGTTGCTCCTACTGGTAAAAAGATCGATTTGGTGAATGCTAATGGTATTGCTTTTAAGGCCATTCAAGAACTTAATAGTAAGTTTGATAAGTTTAAAGATTACTTTAAGAAGACTTCTCCAAAGGTTGTCTCTGAAGAAAAAGATGCTCCATCTAGTGCTCTTCCTCAAAACGTATTAAGTTGCTTACGTGGTATTTACTACAATACTGGTAAAATGGTTGAACAAGGTTTAGTCAATATCAATCTTAGTACTGAGGGTATTAAGAACATGGCAGCTGCTCTAGGTCAACAACTAGGTAAAGTTGATTTATCTGGTGCTGGTGACAAAGCTAAAGCAGCTTACGATAAAGCTTCTACTTTTGTTAAAGAGAATTCTGCTTCTTCCGTTCTAGGTAAAATAGGCGATTTTATTAGTAACACCGGTGGTGATACTGTTAAAAACGGATTACAAAGAGGTAAGTCTATTCTCTCTAGTAGTTTCTCCGGTGCTAAAAACATAATGAATTCAGTTCGTGAAACAGCTGGTTCTATGTTTGATCACGTTAAAATGCGTGCTTTAGAAACGTTTGATGTTTACATGCCTGGTGAGAAAGAACCACGTATGATAGCTGTTAAAATGCGACAAGGTTATTACATCGACTTTAAAAAGCAAACTCCAGTTAAAACACGTAAAGATGTACGTGAAGCTACAGAAGGTATTACAGAGGTTCAAACCGATGGATCCATGGAGATGATTTTGCAAGGGTCTGAATTACCTGATGCTATCTTTATTAATACTCACAAGTCTGCTATTGAGAAGGTTATTCAAGGTGGTGCTAATACTGTTAAGAGTGTTTTCAATAACATCCTTAAACCAGGTTTCATTAATGCACAAACTTTGATGAAGGGTGCTAAAGCTTTAGTATTAAAAACTCTTGATGCCCCAATAGATATTTATCTAAAGAAAGATCCTTCTAAATGCGTACTCTTAGCTAGGGTGATGCGTGAAGGTGGATACAGAGACCATCAAGATGGTACCATCATTACACGTCCTGGTCAGATCAAAGGTGCTGTCTTTGATATTGCTAAGAATGAAATTGCTGTTTCTTTAGATGACTTCAGAGATGGCTTAGTTGATATCAATGGTAAGTCTATTACTTTCTCTGCTTTACGTACAGTTGCAGGCGCTGTTATAGGTGCTGGTGCTTCTATCATGCGTTCTACTATGGATAAGCTCTCTAAAGCTCCTGGTATTCTTGGTAAGTTAGCCAAGAAGGGTACAGACATGATGAAGAGTCTGGCAAGTAAGCTGGGAATACCAAGTTTTACTTTAGGTAACTTCTTTGGAACTGAAGCTGTAGATATCTTGAAAGATATTAAAAGTATTTTAATGTACCAAGCAGGTTTGGGTGCTGCACCAGTTATAGGTGGAGTTAAGAGTGCTGTAAAGAGCGCTGTTAGTAAAGCTACCACTTCTGTTTCTGGTAAATTCAAACAAGCTGTAACTCCTAGTTTAGAATCTGGAGCTAGTATCATAGCTCCACCTAAAGAAAATGTAAACGCTGTTGATCCTGATAAACCAGTCAGTACAACTGAAGCTAAAACAGAGTCTTCTGGTATAGGTTCTATGCTAATGAAAGGTGTTGGTGGCGCTGCTTCCTTACTAGGTTCTTTCTTCAAGAAAAAGAAAGAACCTGCCGGTGCTGGATCTAGTACAGAAGACTCTGAAGACAAGTTAAAGTCTGTAGAGGAAACAAATAAGAGAGAAAATGAGCGAGAAAATAAAATCAGTAAATTATCAAAAACTCTTAAAGGGTTTAAAGATAAATTATCAGAGAAGAAAGATAAAACTGTAGATGCCCTTAAGAGAGCTAGAACTATAGCTAAAGATGGCATATCGAGAACCGCTGATGGACTCAAAGTTGGTTCATGGCAAGAACGTGCTAAGAATGCAATCAATATCAATAAAGAAGTAGCCCGTGATAAAGCTGATGTTAAAGTCTATGCGACTAAAAACATCTTCACAATGATCGCGGATATGACTAAGACAGTTAGTAAGAAACTTCGTGATTGGTTTAGCAAGAGCGGTGACCCAGCACAAACCGCAGGAGACATTGCCGATGCCGCTGGTGGTAACGGAAAAAGTAAACCAGGTGGTGGCGGTAAATGGGGCAAGATGGCTAAATTTGCTGGTAGGTTTGCAACAGGTGCTGGTGCTGCCTATCTTGGAAGTGGCGCTATCGATAATGCTCAAGAAGGTAACTATGGAAAAGCAGCTTTAGAAGGTGCTGGTGCTGCTGCTTTAGCTGCTCACTCATATGGAGGAATGACAGCTGTAAAAGCTTTAGGTAAAGGAGCAATGAAAATAGGTGGCAAGTTTTTAGGGCCAGCTGGTCTTGCTTACGGTGCCTATAGCGCATATGACAATGTCAAGAAAGGCAACTACGGAGAAGCAGCGGTAGACGCAGGTCTTACTGTGGCCGGAGGTGCTCTTATGTATGGCGGTGCAGGTGCCCTGGGTATTACTGCTGGTTCTATCGGTACAGGGCTGTTAGCTGCTGGTGGAACTGCCTTAGCTATTCTGACTTCTCCTGTTACTTTAACTGCTCTGGCTGTAGCTGGTGCTGCTGCTGTTGTCGGTTATGGTGGTTACAAAGCTTATAAATATTTAACCAGTAAAGACTTCAATCCTACTGAACTCATGCGTTTCCTTGAGTACGGTTTGCGTGGTGGAGATACTGGTAACCAAAGAACTATTTATGAGTTGGAGCAATACTTAGAAGAAGTATCAACTACTAAACAAGATTCTTGGGAAATAGATGATAAGAAGTTCGATCTTAAGAAAGCAATGTCTATTTTTGATATTGACGAGAAAGATCAAAAACGAGCTTCTGATTTCAATCTATGGTTCGAAGGACGTTTCAAGCAGATCTTTGGTAAATGGAAACTCCTTATCAAATCAGTAGGTGATACAGATAAAATATCTTGGTTAGAAAAAGCCTCGGATGCTAAACTGTTGGAAGTCTACAAAGGCTTCAAACCACACTACACTGCTTATTCAATAAGTTCATCTCCATTCAGTGATATTGAACTCAATACGGATTCTTCTGTTATTGACAACTATAAACTTGAATGGTCTAAAGGCATTATCGATAGTTCTAAGAAGAACAAAGATAAAGCAACTGAAAAAGGTGCTGTAGAAGCTGCTGTAGAAGCTGCTAAGAAAGAATTAGCGGACAAGAAAGCCGGAGATAAAACTCCTGGTTCTGAAGCATTACCTGAATCTAAACCAGTTGTTCCTTCTACTGACTTTGATAGTAAATTAAAATCAGCTGCTGATTCTTATAAAGCTAGACTAAGTCCTCAAGATATCATTAAAAGTGGAACAGCCGCTGGTGCGCTTGCTGCACTACCTACTACAGCGCAAGCTGTTGGTGTTGATGAACCTGAAGACAAATCAGTAGGTGACAAAGCTTCTCCGGGTACTCCTCTTCCTAAGACTTCTAGTCCAGGAGCAGTATCTAGTTTACCAGGAGCAGGTGGTGATCTTTTAACTGGTTCAGGAGCTGACAAGTTCTTAACCATGGGTAAAGATGTTAACATCAATGGTTTACATCCTTCAATGAAACGTCTCTTCTTAGGGATGGTTGAAGAGTATGGACAACTTACTGGTAAGAAGATTCAAGTTAATAGAGCTTACAGTTCAACAGAAGAACAAGCAGCTCTTTATAAAGCGAATCCAAACAAAGCAGCCAAGCCTGGAACTTCCTTACACGAATTTGGTTTAGCCATTGATGCTCAGTCTTCTGACTTGAACGCGATGGAGAAATTAGGTTTAATGAAAAAGTATGGTTTCACTAGACCAATAGGTGGTGAACCTTGGCACATGGAAGCTGCTGGTATCTTTGACAATGGTGTTCGTCAGAAAGCTAAACGTGATCAAAGCTTTGCAGAAGCTTACATTGAATCTAGTGTTGGACACGGAGGAGGTGGTTTAGGTGCACGTGGTCGTAGCGATGAAATCAAACGCGATGACATGTATGCTAAGATGTTGTTTAGTGCAGGCACAACACCAGTTGATATAGTTAAGAAAGATGAAGCTCCAGGAGCTCCCGCTAAAGTTGCAGCCAATGATTCTGGAAAAGGATCTCCTGGATCTCCTGCAATAGGTAAAGCTGGTGCTCCTGATGCAACAGGAGTAACTGACAAAGAATCTAAGGGTGGAAAGATCCCTAGTTCTGTTGGAAGTGGTAATGCTTCTAAAGACTCTTTCGATAAAACAGTTAAAGCAGCCAATGATAGTACTATGCAAGACAGTAAAGATATTGCACAAGGAACTAGTAAAGGTGGAGCTTACCAGTCATTACCTGATTCAAAAGGGGATGGATGGGAAAACAATAAAGACATGATTTTGGCTTCGGCTAAGTTAGTCGGCATTGATCCTGCCTTAGCTGCTGCTATAGCAGCTAAAGAATCAAGTCTTAGACCTGGTGCCCAGGGTGTTAACTCTGCTAGTGGTAACAGTACTGCTCAAGGTCTATTTCAATTCATGCCCGATACTTGGAAAGAAATGGTAGCCAAGTATGGTGCTAAGTATGGAATAGCTCCAGGGACCTCTCCTATGGATGCTAGAGCCAATGTTGTTCTAGGCATGGAGTATCTTAAGTCTTCTATGAATAAAGGGGACGGTAGCCCTCAGGAAGCTTATATGGGACACATGTTAGGTGCTACTGGATTAGAACGACTTAAGTCTTTGAAAGATGACGAAGTCGCTGCTAAATCCTTTCAATCACAAGCAGCTAATAACCCTAAGGTTTTTTATGATGGTGGTGATGCTAGTAGGCCTTTTACCAAACAACAATTACTCACTAAAGTTAGTGATTCACTCAATAAAAACTTACAAGATTTTAATATTCCACTAACTATCAAGAACAGTGTATCTGCTAATGGTAGTTTTGCAGATAAATTAAAAGCAGTTGAAAAATCATACAACGCTAAGTTTAGTCCTCAGGATGTCATTAAAAATAGTGCTCCAGTTGGAACTACAGAAGTTTCGTTTACTGCTCCTGAAGTTGAAGAGAGTTCTAAACAACAGAATTCCATGGTTGCCTTGACGAACCAGGCTCCAGTTATTACAAGCGCTAGAACAGCTCCTGTATTGGATAACACCAATAACGGAACTGCACGCATGGAGAAAATTGGTGGAGATCAGTTACAAGAACAGAAGTTAACTAATTCTATTCTTGTTGATATTAAAGATCTTCTTGCTAAGTCTCTCAATATGGGAACTGAAGCTAAACCTGCAGAGGCAATTGAACCGGTTGTTCGTAAAACGGAACCAACTACAGCTGCAGCCAATCAATCTAGGGAACCAACTCCTCTACCTCAATCGTACGTTCAGCGTCGTAGGGTAGCTTAACCAGTAAAACATATATCCTTTCTCACTCTGAACCTTTTCGGGTAAAGAGTGAGAAAGGTTTATGCCGTGTCAATTCTATGATGAAAAAATAAAGGATCTCGTTATGGCTGATTTTAGTTTCTTGAGTGATGAGAGCATTCGTAAAAGTGCAGAGGTGTTATTGAAGGATAGACGAGTGGTTATTGGAGTAGGTGACGAAGGTAAACCAGATCTTATCAATGATAGCGATTGGGTACGTCAGTCTTTACATGCTAACTCGATAGCTCACACTAGTCGTAAGAAAGATCTGTTAAGATTTTGGACTAGTGCTGATACGAAGTTTGAAGATACTTCTTTAGGTGGTAATTACGTTGTTAATCCACGTCCACAGTTTACACGTTATGCTGATACAAGAGCTTTAGGTATCAGTGGTGATACTGAGAAAGTATCCGTTGGTAAATTCAGTAACCGTTTAGGTATGGGTTTGTATTATGCCGATTCGATTGATGATACCCATCAAACAATCCACATGATCTTTGGTCAGGCTGAGTTTAACTCGCTTGGAAATTACTTAACCAATTTCTTTGACCTTGATGCTTCGCGTTTAGCTAATGGTGGTCGTTGGACGCAAGCTATTGCTACTTTCTTTAAAATAGGTACTACTCTCTTTTTGGGTATTATCTTTTGGCCCATTACTTTAACTCTTTATGGATTAAGTAAAGCAGAAGAAATTCTACAGTTCATGATGAGGAAGCCTGCTAGTAAATATTATTACATGCGCTCTAACATGCAGTTGTATTGGTCTACCGTTAGTTCTATTGTTAACAGAATTGCTACTACTTCAGGTATGACTAAATTTACTGAAGATGGTAACCTTTTAAAAAAAATGAGTGAAACTGGTGATACTGCACCTAAGGTTAATTCAGGTTACAAGGAAATGCTTTCAGCTCACTTTAAAGATATGTTCAACGATGATGGATATATCAACATTCAACGTGTTGTCAATAGAGCACAACGTTTAAGAAATGCTCTTGACACTAAGATTGAAGAGAAGATTTCTGCAGGTAGTGAAGAGTTTGCCACTTTTGTTAATGCAGCAATGCGTGACCGTAAGGACACGAATATTGGTATGGGCGGTACTTCTTTAACAGCTCTTGCTAAGAGTTTTTATCAAGATGAACGTGAAAAGTTCCAACAACGAATGGATACAGCGATTGGTGAGTGGAAAGAAAATGGCGATAAAGGAGGTGAGTTATCAAAAATCTCTCCTCTAGAATCAACTATCATGACTACTAAATCATCAGATAAAACAAAACTTACACCATCTAAGGGTTTAAACAAAGTCTTATCTTCTTTTGAATCTGAATGGCGTGATGGTTCTGCTTTTGCAACTTTCCGTGTTGACCATACTGGTTCTGTAGATGAGTCTTTTAGTTCAAGTGTTGGTGAGACGGATTTGAGTGCTAGTTTCAACAGTACTTCTGCCCAAGCACGTTCCGCTAAGTTTAGTTTAGCTGGAGGTAACATTGTTGGTGGTGTTCTAGGTGGAACTATTGGAGCTGTACTCGCAGCTGCAAAAGGCGTAGCAG